TTACAGGCGCACAAATTCATCCGGGCAAAGATAACCACCCTCCGAATCAGTGCCGATCTGCAAATCATTGCGGACATCAATATAGTTGCGATTGCGGATATTGTTCCAGAATGCTTTATTGTAGCTGTCCGATGCAATGCCAGTCTTTTCTGACTGCTCTGTATGTGTTCCGGGTACAGACACCAGTGGCACAGATGTTGCAGCATTCATCTCACGGGCAAGCTTTTCCTGACGTTCCAGACGGTCGATTTCCTTTCCGTAAGCCACAATCTGTTGCTCCATGGCATCATAGGTCTTGCTGTCCTCTTCGGAAAGCAAACCGCTGTCGTTACGCTTGGAATCCAGAAATTCTCTTGCATCATCCCAAGCCTTCGCTCTCTTTTCTCTCAGTTCCTGAATGGTCATGTTCATTCCTCCAATCAATCTTTTAAAAGTGCCAGACGTTTGTCCAGCTGGTTAATGGGAACACCTTTCGGTGTAATAGCGGATAATTTCTGCATCAGTGATGCAGTGGTCTGAATTGGTGAATACAGCATAGACATCTGTTTTTCATCCGGATCGGATTCTTCCTTTTCAGGAACAGATGACTTTTTCCTGTCTTTATCATCAAATAGGATACCGTCAGCAAAACCCAGCTGCTGTGCTTTCTCTGCATTCAGCCATGTCTCATCATCCATTAGTTTTGATATCTTGTTTCGGCTCAGTCCTGTTTTTCGGGTATATGCGTTGATGATGCCTTCCTTGATTTCATCTAAAAGTGCAATTGCTTTTTCCATCTCTGCTTTATTCCCTGAAGCATAGGTCATAGGGTTGTGAATCATCAGATAGCCTGTCGGACTGATCAGTGTTTCATCTCCTGCCATAGCTACAACAGATGCTGCTGATGCGGCAATACCGTCAATCTTTACCGTCACTTTGCTTTTGTGATTCCGAAGCATGGTGTAGATTTGACTTGCAGAAATGCAATCGCCGCCCGGACTGTTCAGCCAGACAGTCAGATCTCCGCTGACTTTTGATAGCTCATCACGAAACAGAGCCGGAGTTATTTCATCACCCAGCCACGTTTCATCAGATATCGGTCCCTCAAAGTAAAGTTCCGTTTCCGAGGTATCTTCGTTTTTCACGAAGTTCCAGAATTTCTTCATTCGGTTTCTTCCTCCTTTATTGATTTTTGATTTGCAAATGCCCCAG